CCACTTCCGCGCCCAGGGCGTGGGCGTGGACTCCGCCGGCGGGTACCTGGTGCCCGAGGAGTTCCGCCAGAAGCTCGTGGACCGCCTGGTGCGCTTCGGCGGCCTGGCCGAGCACGCCGAGACCATCACGACCTCCACGGGCGCGCCGCTGAAGTGGCCGACCCTGGACGACACCGCCAACGAAGGCGAGATCGTGGCCGAGCACGCCGCGCCCGCCGGCGGCGCCGACCTCGTGTTCGGCGAGAAGGAGCTGACCTCCTGGACGTACCAGGCGCCCGGCGCCGGCGCGAACCCGCTGCGCGTGAGCGTCGAGCTCGCCCAGGACTCCGCGTTCAACATCCAGGACCTGGTCCAGCGCAAGCTCGGCCAGCGGCTCGCGCGCGCCCAGGCCGGCCACTGGGTCAACGGCACCGGCACCGGCCAGCCCGAGGGCGTCACCGCCTCCACGGGCCCGAGCTCCACCTTCACCGGCGCCGCGATCACGTACGCCGCGCTGGTGGCCGCGAAGCACGCCGTGGACCCCGACTACCGCGACGGCGCGAAGTGGTTCTTCAACGACACGACGCTCGCCGCGATCGAATCCCTGGTGGACACCACGGGCCGCCCGCTCCTGCAGCCGGCGGCACAGTCGGGCATCGCCGGCGACGGCGGCATGACGCTCCTGGGCCACCCGGTCGTGATCGACCAGGCCTTCGATGACTACACGGACGCGAGCTCGAACAACTGGGGCGCCTTCGGGAACATGAACGAGGCCTACGTGATCCGCCGCGTGCGGGACGTCCAGCTCATCGTCAACCCGTACAGCCGTGCCAATAACCGCGAGATCGAGTACACGGTGTGGGGTCGCGCGGACGGCGCCGTTCAGAACCCGTACGCGATCGCGATCCTGAAGAACGACGCGGCCTAGCAGCACAGAGAGGAGGCGGCCATGGCGTGGGCGCCCGATTACGTCACGCTCGCCGAGGCGAAGGCGAACCTTCGCATCCCGCCGGCGGACACCGCGGACGACGCGGACCTAGCGCTCCACATCACGGCCGCCTCCCGCAACATCGACCGGTTCGCCGGCCGCCAGTTCGGGAAGGTGGACGCGCTCACGGCGCGGTACTACTCGGCGCGCTGGGACCGGGACGAACGCCGCTGGTACGTGGACACCGACGACATCCACGACGCCGGCGGCCTGGCCGTCGCCTTCGACGCCGCCGGCGACGGCACCTACAGCCTGGAGGTCACCGGCGCCGTGCTGGAGCCGCGCAACGCGCCGGCGGACGGCAAGCCCTGGGAACGCCTCCGGCTCACCGCCGATACGCGCCTGTCCACCGCGGCGGACGCGGTCCGCGTGTCCTCGCCGAGCTTCGGGTGGGCGGCCTTCCCGAAGCCGGTCCGGGACGCGGTCCACCTCCAGTTGAACCGGTTCTTCGTGCGCCGCAACTCGCCGTACGGCGTGGCCGGCTCGCCCGAGCTCGGCAACGAGATGCGCCTGCTCAACAAGTTGGACCCTGACGTGGAGGTCATGGTCCGGCCCTTCCAGCGGTACTGGGCGGGTGTGTAGCGGTGGACATGCTGGCGGTCATGACCGAATGCACCGAGGGGCGCCTGGCCGGCGTCGGCGGGATCCGCGCGTTCCCGACGCCGCCGGAGTCGGCGCCGGCGCCGTTCGCGTGCTGCGGCGCTCCCGAGACGACGTCGTTTCGGCTCACCTCCAACGTGATGGGGAACGGCCTGACCCGGCTCACGCTCCCGATCATGGTGGCCGTCGCCGGCGTCTCCGACCGCAACGTCTGGCCGGAGATGCTGAAGTACGTCTCCACGACCGGGCCGGAGTCGGTCATCAACGCCCTGGAGACGCCCGACGAGTACGACTCGTTCGACACGCTCCAGGTGATCGGCTGGGAGACGGCGAGCCTCACCATGGGGGACGTCCAGCTCCTGGCCGTCACGTTCAATGTGGACATCGTAGGAAGGTAGGCCCATGGCCGCGAAGCACGGCAAGACCACGAGCACGGTCATCAACGCCATCGACATCTCGCCGCACACCCGCAACGTGGAGTGGAAGCGGGCCGCCGACACGCACGACGTCACCGGCTACAAGGCCACCGACTCCGACACGGCGAAGAACTACATTGCGGGCCTGACAGACGGCACGGTGACGCTCTCAGGCATGTACGACACCGACACCACGACCGGGCCCGCGAAGGTCCTGGAGGATGCGATTGCCGCCGGCGTCGCGGTGGACTTCGACTACGCCGTTGAAGGCCTCGGCACGGGCAAGCCGATGCGGTCGTGCTCGGTGATCGTGCAGACCTACAACGAGACGGCGCCGGTCGCGGACATCGTCACGTGGACCTCGGATTGCCAGATCACCGGCGCCGTGGCCCGCACCACCCAGGCATAGAGAAGGATCAATCTGCCATGAGCTATCCCACGTACGACGCCACCGACACCGCCGGCGAGGCCGAGGACGTCCCCGGCGCCGAGCCGCGGTACGCCACCCTCGCCGAGCTCACCTCGCCCGAGCGTCCCGTCTCCAGCCGCGAGGAGGACTACACCATGGACTCCGGCCTCACGGTGAAGATCCGGCCCCTGACGCGCCTGGAGGTCCTGGGCGTGAACAAGCTGCAGGGCCTGGACACGGGCCAGAAGGAACAGAAGTACCTGTCCATGGCCCTGGTGCTCCCGAGGATGTCGGAGGCCGATGTGCGCAAGTGGCAGGCTGCCTCGGCCGCCGGCGAGCTGGAGCCGCTGGTGGAGCGCGTCCAGCAGATCAGCGGCCTTACGAAGAAGGGAGCCAAGGCCACCGCCGAGGAGTTTCCACGATCCGGAGAGTGACCTCCTGTTCGAGTTCTACCTGGGCGAACAGCTCGGGAAGACGCTGGAGGAGGTCCGGGCCATGGACAACGGGGAGTTCCAGATGTGGGGCGTGTACTACGCCGTGAAGGCCCAGCGGATGGAGCTGGAGCGGATGAAAGCCGAGTCGAGGAGGTAGCCATGGCGGCGCCGGTAGCGGTCAAGGTGGAGGGCCTGAAGGCCTTCACCAGGTCGCTCAAAGACGTGGACCGCGAGCTCCCGAAGGCGGTGCGCCTGGCGAACAACCGCATCGTCCAGATCATCGTGGACGGCGTCCAGCCCGAGATCCCCGTGAGGTCCGGGCGCGCTCGCGCCACGGTGAAGGCCAAGTCCACACGGACGGCCGCGAGAATCTCCGCAGGATCGAAGCGGGCCCCGTACTACGGGTGGCTCGACTTCGGCGGCAAGACCGGCATTGACGGGTCCGTGAAGCGGCCCTTCTACAAGCAGGGCCGCTACATCTACCCGACGTACTCCGCGAACCAGGATCGCGTCGTGGAGGTCATGGTGGAGGAGTACGCCGCGCTCGCGCGCGACGCGGGCCTGGAGGTGAGCACGTAATGGCCGGACCGACCGTCACCCTGACCTTCGCCGGCGACGCGAAGCCGGCGACCACGGCCCTGGACTCGGTGGGCGACGCCGCCGAGGACATGGACTCGCGCGTCTCCGACTCCACGAGCGGCCTGGACGCCGCCGGCGACGGCTTCGACGATGCCGAGGGCAAGGCCCAGGGCTTCAACGACACGCTCTCGGGCGTCACCGACACCATGGGCGGCGTCGGGCAGATCGCCTCGGGTGACCTCCTCGGCGGGATCATGACCCCCGGCGGCGGCCTGGCCGACCTCGCCGGCGGCATCTCCGCGTTCGTCATCCCCGTATTCGGCCAGATCATCGCGGCCACCTGGGCGTGGACCTCGGCGCTCCTGGCGAACCCGATCACGTGGATCGTGCTGGCCATTATCGCCCTAGTTGCGGCGATCATCCTACTTTGGATGAACTGGGATACGGTCACGAAGGCGATCGGCCAGGCCTGGGATTGGGTGAAGGAGAAGTTCTCGGCCGGCGTGAACTGGATCAAGGAGAAGGGCAACGCCCTCCTGGACTGGTTCCGAGGCCTCCCTGGCAAGCTCAAATCCGCAGCTAGCGGCATGTGGGACGGCATCAAAGACAGCTTCCGCTCGGCCGTGAACTGGCTCATCGACAAGTGGAACGGCTTCCAGCTCACCCTCGGCGGCGGCTCGGTCCTCGGCTACGACATCCCCTCGGTCACCCTCAACACGCCCAACGTCCCCCGCTTCCACACCGGCACCGCCTCGGTGCCCGGCGCGCCCGGCTCCGAGATGCTGGCCATCCTCCAGGCCGGCGAACGCGTCACGCCCGCCGGCGCCGCGCGCGACGACGCCCGGCGCCCGGCCACGATCACCTTCGCCGGCCCCGAGGCGATCCTGGCCATGCTGCGACAGATGATCGTGTCCAAGGGCGGCGTTGACGTCGTGTTCGCGAGGAGCTGACCATGCCCAGGCCCCTCCCCCAGGTGGAGATCCGCTACGACGGCGCCTGGCACACCGTCACCGAGGACGTGTACTCCGGCGAGGAGATCACCACATCCAAGGGCCGGAAGAACTGGGCCGCGCTGGCGGACCCTTCGGAGATGACCATCCCCTTCCGCCAGCACGAGTCGAAGTACGCCACGGCCGCCGGCGGCGCGCCGATGGTCGGCCGGTACGCGCCGCGCAACCCGATGAGCGACCTGTTCGGCAAGATCGGCCGGAACACGCCCGTACGGCTGCGCCTGGGCGCCTCGCGCGCCCGCATGTACCTTCCGGGCGACGCTGTCAACAACGCCGCGGCGCGCACGCCCGACGCCGCGAATCTGCGGCTCACCGGGGACCAGCGGCTGGAGATCCTGGTCCGGCCCTCCCTGTGGCGGCCTGGCGGCTCCGACAGCTCCGGCGGGTACGCGCTCGCGCGCCACTACCTCACCGGCGGGGACCAGCGGGCCTGGTCCTGGTGGATCACCTCGGACGGGCGAATCCGGTTCCGCACCTCGGCGACCGGCACCGCCACGACGCTGACCCGCACATCCTCGGTCGCGGTCCCCGACGCCTCCGGCGAGCTGTGGCTGGCCGTGTGGCTGGACGTGAACAACGGCGCCGGCGGGAACACGACCGGCTTCGCGACCTCGCCGGACGGCACCACCTGGAGCGCGCTGGGCGCCGATCAGGTCCTGGCCGGCACGACGAGCGTGTTCGCCGCGAACGCGCCGCTGGACCTCGGCCGGCTCGTCTGGTCAGACGGCGGGATCACGGTCCCCTCGTTCTATGGCGACATCGGCGCCTTCCGATACCGCTCGGGCATCCTCGCCTCCTCGCCCCTGGTGGCGAACGCGGACTTCCGCACGCTCGACACCGACGCCACGACGCTGACCGACCCGCAGGGCCACGTGTGGACCGTGAGCTCGCCCGCCTACATCACGGACCGGTCCATCCGCTTCGCCGGCGAGGCGAGCTCGTGGCCGCAGGAATGGGACCCCTCGGGCAAGGTCCGGTCCTCGCCGGCCACCGTCTCGGGCGTGCTCCGGCGGGCCCAGAAGACCGTCTCCCCGCTCCAGTCCTCGTTGCGGCGCGACCTCTCCACGAAGGCCAACGTGGTGCGGTACTACCCGCTGGAGGAGCGCTCCGGCGCCGCGCGCTACAGCTCCGGCATCCCCGGCGACAACTCGTTCCTGTCCCCGACCTCCACCACCGAGGTGAAGGCCGGCGCCAACGGGGACATGTTCATAGCCTCGGACCCGCTCCCCACCTTCGGCGCCGGCGAGGTGGCCGGCACCATCCCCGCCTACACGCCCAACGTCGCCCAGCGGCTCATCTGGCTTCTGGGCGTCCCCACCGAGGGCATGGCCACGGACCGCCACCTCCTCCGCGCCTACACCTCGGGCACCGCGGCCCGCTGGGAAGTCGTCTACGCCGCCGGCGGCGGCCTGAAGTTCCGGCTCTACGACAACGAGGGCGCGCTGTTCTTCGACCATGGCCCGTCCGCCTCGGGCCTGGACGGCGCGCCGCACATGATGTCGCTGTGGCTGGAGCAGCAGGGCGCGAACACGTTCTTCCAGCTCGCCCGCTTCCCGGTCGGCGGCGGCACCGCGTTCGTCCCCGATGAAGGCACCGTCCCGCTCACCTACGGCAGGATCACGCGCGTCCAGCTCGGCACCACGTCTGGCCTGGAGGGCACCGTCATGGGCCACGTGGCCCTGCTCAACGGTGACGTCCAGAACGTCTGGTCCACCGTGGGCTCATCGCTCATCGCCTGGGCCGGCGAGACGGGCGTGACGCGCCTGTTCCGCCTCGGCTCCGACGAAGGGTTCCCCGTCCGCCTCACCGGCACCGGCGACACGCCCGCCATGGGCCCGCAGCGGTCCCGCACCTTCGTGGACCTCGCCCGCGAAGTGCCGGCCACGGACCTGGGCATGTTCGGCGACGCCGACGACGAGGCCGGCTCGCTCACCTACCGGCCCGCCCGATCGATGATGCGCACGCCCGTGCTCACGATCCCCTATGGACTCCTGGTGCCGCCGCCGCTCCCCGTGGACGACGACCAGGGCACCGTCAACAAGGTCACCGTCAAGTCCGCCAACGGCATCGAGTTCACCGCCGAGGACACCACCTCCACCATGAGCACGATGCCGCCGCCCGCCGGCGTCGGACTCTACGACCAGTCGGTGGACATCAACGCGCACACCGCCGCCGCCGCCGAGGGCAACGCCTGGTGGCGCCTCGCCCTCGGCACCGTGGACGCCTCGCGCTGGCCGGAGCTCACGTTCGTGCTCGACAAGCCCGAGCTGGAGCCGTACGTGGCCGCGCTGGTGGACGTGAAGGTGGGCGACATCCTCCGCATCACCGACCTGCCCGCCGGCGTCCCGCCCGGCCCCGTGGACCTCATCGTGGACGCCATCGCGGACAAGATCACGCGCGCGGTCCACACCGTGATCTTCACGTGCGGGCCGGCCAACATCTGGGCCTCCACGAACAACTGGGCGCCCGACACCGGCGCGCCCGCCGGCGTCGCCCGCTGGGAAGGCACCGGCACCAAGCGGACGGCCTCCACGATCGGCACCACACAAACGAGCATCACGTTCCTGTACGGCACCATGCCCTGGACCACGAACCCGGCCGACTTCCCGTTCGACGTCATGGTCGGCGGCGAGCGCATGACCGTGACCGCGATCGCCGCGCCCTCCGGCTCCAGCCAGCTATGGACCGTCGTACGGTCCGTCAACGGCGTGGTCAAGTCCCACCCCGGCGGCGTCGCCGTCCAGCTCGCCGAACCATTCGTCTGGTCCCTGTAGGAGGCACCCATGGCCATCGTCCCCGGAGCGCCGGCGCGAGCCGCCGACATCGCGGCCATCTGGCAAGTCGGCACCGAGCTCGTGTCGTTCACCTCGGCGACCTCGCACCTGAGGACCATCAACTTCCCCGTCGCCTTCGCCTCGGCGCCGATCATGCCCGCGCCGGTCATCTCCTCCGGCGCCGGCGCCACGGCCCGCTGGGGCGCCAGAGTGGACACGGTCACGACCACGAGCTTCCGCCTGTTCCTCTTCACCGGCGACCGCGACACCCCGACCGCGCAAACCTGGTCCAACATCCCCGTCATGTGGACCGCAATCTTGGACGTCTAACCGTCGTACGCTGCGGGTACTGTCGGAACATGAGCACACAAGCCTATAAGGACTGGGTGGCCCGAGGGCGCCCATGGCGGAAGGCGCGGCCCGTCGCCGACATCGAGAAGTGGGCCCGCGCCAACGGCGTGCCGGTCCTCGGCACGATCGGCAACAACGCCCACCTGACCAGCAACCGACCCCAAGACCACACCCCGTTCTCCACCACCGAATGGCCCGACCCCATCTCCGGCGACTGGGTGTGCGCCATCGACCTGGAGGACGTGGCCGGCCTGGAGGACGCGATCCTGGAAGGCGCCCGCGCCGGCAACATGCCCTGGCTGAAGTACGCCAACCTCCACGGCCGCAACTACCACTGCCGAGACGGCTTCCAGGACTCCACCGACTCCTCCGACGACAACCACATCCACCTCTCCATCCGCTCCGATCACCTGGACACGGCGCTGGCGGACGACTGGATCAACCACTCGCCGGCGAAGCCCTCCAGGCCGCCGGCCGAGGGGAAGCCGGCGCCCGGACCCGACCTCGCGTTCCCGCTCCCCGCCGGCCATTGGTTCGGCGCCGACGACGGTAGCGACCGCTCGCACTCGGGCCTCCACGGCCGCAAGACGGGTGGGAAGCTCGACTCCACGCACATCAAGGCCTGGGCCTCCCAGCTCGGCAAGCGCGGCTGGAGCGTCGGGAAGGGCCGGAAGTGGCTGTCCAACCACGGCAACGACGGCAAGTGGGGCGAGGAGTACGACGCCCTGTGCCTGGCCTTCCAGCGGGACCAGGGCCTCGGCGCCGACCGGAAGTGCGGGCCGCGCACCTGGAACGCGGCCTTCGACAACCCGGTCACATGAGAGTCCGGGCGCCGGCGGTCACCTCCCACGGCGCCGGCGCCCGGCGGCATATCCCTACCAACCGAATAGGGAAGGGGACCCCATGCCCGACCTTGCAACAGGCTCAATCCGAACCGTGACCACTCTCGTGATCGGCGCGTTCCTCACCGCCGGCGTGGGCTGGCTGCGACGCGAAACCGGCGTCGAGCTCCCGTCCGACCCGCTCACCATCAACGCCCTGTCCGCCGCCGTGTACGCCTTCGTGACGGCCCTCTGGTACGTCACGTTCGCGTCCCTGGAACGGCGCTGGCCGCCGTTCGGTGTGTTCCTGGGGTGGCCGAAGGCGCCGCACTACGACGTGGAAGGCGAGGTGACCAGACGCGTGGACGAGGAGTTGCACGTGGGCCAGGCGGACGCGGAGGCCTCCGGGAACCCCACGAAACCGCAGGCCAGCGGGCCACCACGAGGAAACGAATTGGCGTAGCATCGCTGTAGGGGTTCGTTCAGGCCTCCCAGGGCTCGCACGAAGGAGCGCCCACCGTTCCGGGGGAATGGTGGGCGCTTTCGTGTGCGTGGCCGACTCCGGCTCTGCCGGGCCGGAGTCGGTTGTCACCAGCGTAATCCCAGGCCTGTCGGACAATTCCTGACCGAGGATGAGGAGGAGATGTCCGTTTCATCCATCGGATGCTGGGTTCGTTGAAGGCTCGAATGCCCCTCCTGTCACATGCATATGCACGTGAACAGGAGGGGGACTCGTGACCATCGTCTACTTGGGACGCAGTTAGGACACCAGCCGCGGCACGAATTACCGTGCCGCCAGGGCGGGATATGCGGTACCTCCACGTGATCGGCCCCCTGTGCCAGCGCCCGCGGAGTGCGAGATGGCGTCGGGAGCTCCACCGATCAGGCCGGACTCTGCGTCCGGGCGCCTGGGCCTGCCTTGTATCCCCGGCGGGGGGACAACGGCGCTCGGGTAGTCGCTCCTTGAGCTCGCTTGTCGGGAGTAACCCCTGGGGCGCGCGAACCAGTCGCCCTGTGTTTTCGACCTCGCTAGTCGGGCGTATCGACGCGCCATCGCCGCACTGTGCGGGTACAGTGGGCCCCTGAAGTTATCCCGTTGGAGACCGGGGAGATTTCGCCCGGCGCCGATGTTTCCTAGGCATCGACGCCAGACCAGCTGCAGCGCAGCTACACGCGGACCCTACCGCCTCGGAAGGGTCGGTGTCCGCGACTGGACACCACTGTTCGCCGAGAGCGAACACGGCGGCCACATCGGTGGCCGCCGCGGAAGTCGGCCACGGCCATGATCGCGATCCCAGCGAGCGCGCCGAGGCTCACCATGGAGATGGACGCCGCGAGCGCGAGCGCAACCAACAGGCTCATTCCGTCCGCCCCTCGGCGCGCGCGATCAGGACGGCCGGACACGGCATCCCGACGCGGCCACCGTCCGGGCGCCGGCACACGGCGCAGACGCGGACGATGATCGATCCGCCGAACGCCGGGGCGTCCTCGGCCTGGTGCTGCTCCAGGGGGAGCTCCACACCCTGGTATCCGCTGATGTCCATCACGACACGCCCTCGCCGTAGGCCTGGACGATGAGCATCGTTCGGCACGGCGCCGGGATCGGCCGGCCCTTCGCGTCGCGGCACACCACACAGCACTTCTGGTAGTACTCGGTGACCAGGCCGGCGTTGGCGCCGTCCTCGCGCGTGGTGCGGACGCACTGCTCCACGGCGCGGTGCTCGGCGACCACGGCGTTCAGGATCGTCTCGGCGCGCTCCAGGTCGGCTAGGGCCGCCGCGGCGTCGCCGATCGCCTCATCGGCGACATCGCCGAGGCCGGATGACTCGAAATCGTCCACGTCGATCACTTCCACTTCGATGCCGTTGCGTTCCTGCATGACGTCGTACTCCTCGGTAGGTGTTTCCACGGGCGACACGCCCGGCATTGCCTTCTGGGAAGTGCCCTTCCCGTAAGTCTCCGCGGGCCGCGCGAGCCGATCGAATTCGGCGCAGATGCCCGTGGCCACGGCCATCATCGCCTCAGGCCGCCCGGTTCCCTGCAGCTTCCCGGCGCCGTCCAGCGCGGCGCCGAGGGCGGCGCCGGCGATGTCCTCGGCGCGCTTGGCGAGGTCGGGACCGCGAACGGGGCCGGCCGTCTCGGACCAGACGACATCGATCGCCGCGGCGGCGGCGTCCGCGGCCTTCGACGCGGCCTTGAGCACGAAGCCGATGATGAACGACTCCTGTTCGAGCCCGTGCTTCCGCGCGACGCGGCACGTGGAGAGGTCCATCTCTCGGCATTGCTGGGCGGCGTCGCGCGCGGCGTTGTGCGTCTCCAGGTCCGGGTCTTCCAGGAGCGCGGCGGCGGCGTTGATGGCGTGGCGGGCCGTCGTGACGACGGTTCCGCCCTTCATGGCCCATGCAACGGGTTCGCCGAACTCCACGACGTCCACCAGGCGGCGGGCCGCGGCGATGGCGAGGCGAGCGTCCAGAAGGGCGCGAGGTCCGGGCGTCCAGTCGGCCACGGCCGAGGATGAGCCGGAGATGAGGGTCCCGACCGTGTAGAGCCGCTTCTGGCAGCGTTCGCAGATGTCGTCCGAGGCTTCGATGGAGCCGAAGGCCTCGGCGATCGGGTGCGAGTAGTGGTCGCACATCGTGTCGTTCAGCGTGCGCCCGAGGTAGGCGAGCAGGGGAATGATCTGGGAGAACAGGCCGACGATGTTGTAGGCGTGGGCCTTGGGGTCATGTGCGCCGCGGGTGAGCCGCGGGCGTGAGGCAGATTGGTTCATGTCGGCCACGGTATCACGGTTCCTGGAAACCGTCGAATCCTGGCATCTGGTAGTGTCCATCCCATGAAACCTATGGTCAGCGACTACGAGCGAACGGCTCTAGCTACGGAGGGCGCCCGACAGGCGAAGTACCGAAGGTGGGCTATGGAGATGAGGACTCACGGTTGGGTAGCTGTCGAGCCTACCGAGGACAAGGTGAAAGAGCTAGCCCTACATTTCGCGGAAGAACGGCTCAAAGCAGCACGGGAGGGGTAGGCCGTTGCCTCATTCTGACAAGACGCCGCCGCGGGCCCGCGCGGCGCGGCGCGCGGTCTGCGACGACTGCGGCAAGACGTACGACCCCGAAACGTCCACCTGGGACGTCTGCCTGGAGTGCCTGGACCGCCAGATGTCCAAGCTGTCCGCCCGCGAGCTCCAGGACGTCCCCGGCGCCGTCCTGGCGTTCTTCAACCTCAAGGAGGAGTACTTCCGTGACTGACCAGCTCATCGAATCCGCATCCGAGCCCTTCGACCCCACCGAGACGTCCCTGGAGGCGTTCCTGTCCGCCCACGCGATGCGCTACGACGCGGACGGCAACGCGATCCTGTGCCTGTGCGGGTGGGGCGAGGACAACGGCGTTCCGCTCTCGGCGCACCTGTTCAACGCGTCCCGATCGATCATGTACCGCGAATCCGCCGCGATCCTCCAGGCCGAACGCGCCAACGTGGACGATGAGTACGTGCCTGGCCTCCAGCACGGGTTCAGCGTCATGCTGGCCCGCGGGGACGCCGCCGAGCTCCCCCCGGTCGTGCCCGAGGCCTCCACGGGTTCGGTGTAGCGGTGCGGATGGCGAGGCAGGATTGAGGAGTGCGCCGACCGCCTAAGCCGTGTCTGACGCCGGGCTGTCCCAACCTCGCGATTGGGACCGCCCGGCATCCTCGTTGTGGCGTCTGCCAGCGCGCGTACGACCACGCGCGCAACCTACGGCCCGAGCGGGCCGCCTACCGGGACCCCGTGTACCGCAGCATCCCGATCGCTGGCCAGTGCCAGAAGCCGGGCTGTTCGGACCCCGCAGAGACCAGGGACCACCGCCAACCCCTATCGAAGGGAGGGACGAATGACCCTGCCAACATTCGTCTCCTGTGTCGCTTCCACAATTCGCAGAAGCACGATAGCATCGAGTGATTCCGCAGCTCACGGCCGGAAAAAGTTCAGAAGATACGCTCTCAGGTACCCGCCGTCCCCTTTCTTTTCACTTCCAAAACGAACCGTCCTGGACCGTCCCTAATGGTCGTTGCGGGGAGGGTCGGCAACAAGAACGCCGGGAAGCGATTCGCCACGGCGGAGCCGGGCCCGTGGATGTCGTGGCCCGAGCGGCGCCCGCACACCAGGTGCATCAAGTTCATCGAGACGTACTGTCGGGCGCCCAAGGGCTACGGCCACGGCAAGCCGTTGCGCCTGGCCCGCTTCCAGAAGCGGTGGATCAAGAAGTTCCTCGGCGACGACGACGTGTTCGCGGCCATCGCGTCGTGGCCACGAGGCCAGGGGAAGTCCACGCTCCTGGCGGCCATCGCCACATGGGCCACCTTCGACAAGTGCGCCTCCGGCGTCCCCGATGTGCCGATCGTGGCCACGACCGTGGGCCAGGCGATGAAGTCGGTCTACAACGTGGCCGTGGCCATGGTGGAGGCCGAGCCCGAGCTGGCCAACCGCGCCAAGCTCTACACGGCCATCTCCGACCCGCGGATTGAAGCCCTCGGCGGCGGACGCATGTACCCGATCGCCAACGACATCGACACGTTGCAGGGCCTGGACTACTCCCTCGCGATCATGGACGAGATCGGGTTCCAGCCGCTCACGGCGTACTCCTCCCTCGCGCTGGCCCAGGGCAAGCGCGACTGGTCCAAGATCGCCGGCATCGGGACGCCCGGCTTCGACTCGGACAACGCCCTGTGGTGGATCCGCGCGAAGCTCCACGACGGCGGCGTGATGCCCGGCATGTTCTTCACCGAGTACGCCGCCGATGAGAACTGCGACCACATGGACGAACGCCAGTGGCACAAGGCGAATCCCGCGCTGGCCGAGGGCTTCATGAACATCAAGGCCCTGCGCGCGGCGTCGGGCCTCATGGAGGCGCACTTCAGAATCTTCAGGTTGGGCCAGTGGGTGGACGGCGTGGACTCCTGGCTGGGCGAGGACGGCCGCGCCGTGTGGCGCGCGCTCATCGACCCGTGGGCGCTCCAGAAGGGCGTCCCCACGTACGGCGGCCTGGACGTCGGGATCAAGCGCGACTCCACGGCCCTGGTCCTCATTCAGCAACGGCCCGATGGCCGCTATCACGCCGCGTGCAAGATCTGGATGCCCGACAACGAGACGCTGGACGTCACCGACATCATGCAGTACATCCGTGAGGTGGACGAGGAGTACAACCTCCGCGGCCTGGCCTATGACCCGCGGCTGTTCGAGCTCCCCGCCGGCCAGCTCGCCGAGGAGGGCGTCCCGATGATCGAGATCCCCCAGTCCCTGGAGCGCATGACGCCGGCGTTCGGCGACCTCTACCAGGACATCAAAGACGGGCGTATCAGCGTGAACGATGACAAGTCGTTCCAGCAGCAGATCTTGAACGGCATCCCGAAGTGGAATCAGTCCGGCTTCACGCTGAAGAAGATCGGGCAGAAGCGCAAGATCGATGCGGCGTACGCGCTGGCCATGGGCCTGGACCGCGCGAAGCACCCGGTGAAGGAGCGCCCGCCCCTCGCCGCTGTGTGAAGTCGGCTCACGGTAGTAACCTCGCGTTATGGCATGGAGATGGCCGTGGCAGCGAGCCACACAGGACGCGGCGCCCGGTGAGGTGTTGCAACGTAGCTCGCTGGTGTCCATCTCGGACCCGGCGGCGTTCGAGCTGTTCGGCGGCATCCCCGCGATCACGGGCGAGGTCGTGTCCGAGCGGACCGCGCTCACGCTCTCGGCCGTGTGGCGCGCGGTCGCGCTCATCGCCGGCACGATCGCCTCGCTTCCGCTGCGCACGATCGAGACCGACGCCGCCGGCGAGCGGCGCCAAGTCTCCTCGTGGCTCGACAACCCTTCGGGACCAGGACTCCTGGTCCCGTTCGCGTGGAAGGAGTTGGTCCTGGTCCATCTCCTCCTCCACGGCAACGCGTTCCTTCTGAAGCTGTTCAACAACGCCGGCGCCCAGGTGGGCGCCTGGCCGGTCCACCCGACACAGGTGGGCGTCCACTTCGACTGGGACGTGAGCCCGGTGGACGGCAAGGTGTTCACGGTGACGCTGGACGACGGCCAGACGATGCAGCTCACCTCGGCGGACCTCACGCACGTGATGGCCATGAGCACGGACGGGCGGATGGGCCTGTCCCCGATCGCCGTGGCCCGCGAATCCCTCGGCACGGCCATGGCCGGCGACCGGTCCGCGGCGTCCATGTTCGCCAACGGCGCGCTCATCTCGGCCATCGTCACCTCGGACGGCGAGGACATCACCGAGGCCGAGGCGAAGGTGGTCAAGAAGCAGCTCATGTCGCAGATGACCGGGAGCGGCAACGCCGGGAACATCGCGGTCATCAACCGGAAGCTGAAGGTGAACCAGTGGTCGCTCTCGGCGGCGGACGCCCAGTTCCTGGAGTCCCGCCAGTTCTCCATTGAGGAGGTCGCGCGCTGGTACGGCGTCGCGCCGCACCTGCTCATGCAGATGCAGAAGTCCACCTCCTTCGGGACCGGGATCACCGAGCAGAACCTGGCCCTCGGCCGGCACACGCTCATGCCGTGGACGTCCCGGTTCGAGGAGTACCTGACCCGCGACCTCTCCGGCGCGCGCCGCGTCGCGGAGTTCGACTTCACGCCGCTGGAGCGCCCGAACCCGAAGGATGAAGTGGCCCTCCTGATTCAGCAGGTCAACGCTGGCCTGATGTCGGTGAACGAAGCGCGCACGCTGCGAGGCCTTCCCGGCGTCGCCGGCGGGGACGCGCTCCGCGTGCCTGCCAACACGGTGCCCGGACCGGTGACCTCCGACGTGGCCGACCCCGATGCGGTCGCTACTGGGGAAGGTTCCGATGGCTGAGTTCTTCACGCCGATGGTCCGCGGCGAGCTCGCCGGCGACGGCAACACGTTGTTCGGGTACGCCGCCGTGTACGGCGAAGTGGCCGAGACGACGAACGAAGGGTGGGCCGAGACGATCGCGCGCGGCGCCTTCGATCAGGTCCTGGCCGACCCTGAGACGGACGCCCGCGCCGTCTTCAACCACTCCATGGCCCACGTGCTCGGCCGACAGAGCGCCGGCACGCTGAAGCTCCGCTCCGACGACGTAGGCCTTCGCTACGACATCGACTTGCCGCGCACCTCCTTCGCCGAGGACCTGAAGGAGATGGTCCGACGAGGGGACGTCACCGGCGCGTCGTTCGCGTTCGCGCCCGGCGAGATGCAGCGGGGGACCTCGCCGGCGGGCCGGATGATGGTCACGCACACCAAGATCAAGCGCCTGGTGGACATCTCCATCGTGCCGCTTCCCGTATACGCCGGCGCCTCCGTGGCGCTGCGTTCGCTCGACCCCAACGCCGCGGCGCTCGCCCGGCGCGCTCAGATGATCCGGGTTCGCGCCCGAGTGAGAGGACACGTCCAATGACCCTTGAAGAACTGCTCGCCGCACTCCGCGAGCTCATGGCCGCCGCCGAGGCGGAAGGCCGCGAGCTCACCGAGGAGGAGGTGGAGCGCGCCGAGGACCTGGAGAAGCAGGTCGCCGTGATCCAGCGTGGCCAGCTCGTCCAGGCGCGCGTGGCCGCGCTGCAGGGCACGAACACGACGATGCTCCGCGGCGTCGCCGGCGGCGCCGGCGTCCAGACGGCCGCGGGCACCGCCGGCGCCGGCCTGTACGGCGCGGCCCGCACCGAGCCGTCCGAGCGCGACCGCGAGACGCTGGAGCGCGCCTTCGACATCTACACCCGCACCGGCCACGTGGAGCCGGAGATGATCCACTTCCGCGCCCAGGGCGTGGGCGTGGACTCCGCCGGCGGGTACCTGGTGCCCGAGGAGTTCCGCCAGAAGCTCGTGGACCGCCTGGTGCGCTTCGG